ATCGTTGCCGATGTCGACCCCATCCGCTCAAAGGCCTGGACGGATTCCCAAATCCGCTTGGCCTGTTTCGGCGTGTATACTCCGATCTCTTTGGCCACGTTAGCCCCTTGTATCGCAAAGCAGGGCTATCGAGTAGATCGCCGGGGTCACGTCTGTTGCCGTCGCTGCATCGTTGCTGCTGATCGACAAGCGAACTTCGAGCAAGTCCCCTGGGTCGACGCCTGTAGCGTTGATCGTGAACGTGTAAGCCGCCGCCGTAAGGCTATTCATCGACTGTGCGGACGTTGTCACCAAGTCGGATCCAAGAACCCCATCCGAGCCAACGTAAGCCTCCGCGTCGATAGTGCAAGAAACGTCGGCAACGGTCGTCTCCATCTTGGCCCGGATCTGTAGCTGGATCGTCTGCCCGTCCTCATAGTTGGCCGGTATCGGGATTGCCAAATAGAGCCGTCTGGTAGTCGCTCCAAGGGCCTTAACGTTGCCCGCCGTGATTCTGGCTGGATTGGTTCCCCAAGTGCCTGAGACCAAGCCTAGATCGTCGCTAGCTGCCGATGCGGGTAGGTTAGTTGCAGCTGCATCCCAGGTCCGAGCCTGAGTCAACGGTACAATCGACTCGGCAAGCACCCTTTGGGCTAGCTTGGTCGTTGCGATGTCGGCATTCCCCGCGATCGTGTAATTGGTAATCACCTCGGGGGGCAAAATGATTGTTACGTCTGGTACGGTTGTCATGGTAGTAGTCCTAATGCTCCATAAGGGAGGGGGTTGTAAAGCTTAAATTCTAGCCAATGGGCTTGAACTGTGTTAGGTGGCTCAACGTCGGCAAGCTGGTATCCGTTTTCATCTAGCAAGACTGGCCTTGTCACTGGTTCGCCGTTTCGCATTGCTCGAATGATCTGGTATGGCAATCGCCCTGGCGCAGGGGGCCCAACAATGTCAAGCCGCTTGTAGTAGCCCTCATGCCGGACCCGTTTGTACCAAGCCTTATCGGGGGTTGTTCGGTACGGATATCGGAATTGAATTACGGCCGTAACCTCCCAATACCCGCCGCCGCCGACGTTCGGATCTTTGACCGATACGCCCTGTAGCTTTTGCATCTTGCCAGTGCCAGGAGGCCACCCTAGGAACAAATCGGAATTGACAGATTCGCGATAAGCCGCTTGAACGAACGGATTGAACAAAAGCATGTTCTTGCGAATCGTAACCGTTTGATCGGCAAAAAGTCGCTTGAGCCCTTGGATTGGCTCGTTGTTTTTTGTGACGATCGGATTGCCGTCGTAGTCTTCATCTATTTCCTCTTCCGTCTCCACGTCGTCCCAGTCGATTTTAGCCGCCGACAGGATCGGGCTTTGAGATTGATTGCCCGGCCCAAACTTGATTTCGCCGTTGTAATTGACCGTAACGATCCAATAGACCGGACTGATACGCTGTGGCCTTGCTTGGTCAGCAAAAACGTAGGGGTACGCTGGCGAATACGACGAGCCTGCCGCTGGTATGCCTTGGCCTTGCACTACGTCATCGACTGTAGCCTGTGGGGTCGTGAAAACTTGATACGCCGACGTAAAAGCTGCCTGAGCCGTGCGGAATTTATCCGTGAGGCTGAAATCGCCGGTAACATTTGACCACATTGGAGTGACCGAGATTACATTGCTCATTTTACGATCTCGATTCTAAGTTCTTCGCTCGGGGATCGGTTAGCGTTGTCAAGCAGTACGTTGGTGCGCTTTTGCTCCTCTACTTGCTTGGCTGTGTTCTCAACTAGCTTGGCAATGGGGCTATCCGTTTGGCCCCGTACAAGCACCCGCGATTCAAAGGCAGTTAGCGATCGAATCTGGTCCTGCAACGCACTAGCCGCCCCTGCCCTAGGCTTCAAATCGATGCCAATCTCTAGTTTCATCGCGTCTTGCAATGCCGCTAGCCGTTCCCGGATCTTCGAGTCGAAATCTTCGGTAAGCCCGCCGACCGATTCGTTAAGGATAGCCTGCAAGCTCTTTTCTGTTTCCGTTACTGCCCTTTCACCAAAGGCTGGCATGTCCTGAAAGGCTTCGGCAAACGTAGTTCTGCCCATCGCCACAACCGCCGTAATGGCCCCAATGTTTTCAACTAGCCACGAGGCTTGAACTGCCATTTCCTGGAATCGGAAAATAGAATCGTTAGCAATCCGGTTTACGCTCAACAGGATTGACGCCGAAACCGATTCCATAACGTCTTCAAACCGGAATATAGCAAGCTCTGCGACCGTGAACCCGGTTACGAAAGCTTCGGCAATCGTCTTGCCAACGTCCTGCATTGCGTTTGCTAGGTCTTCACCGTGCTGGACGAAATCATCCATCGCCGGAATCATCGAGCTTTGAATAAACTCAAAGGCAACAACCAATCCCCGGTAGACAACATCCCGAATAGGTGCAAGCAAGGCCCCGAAGGACTCATAAAGGTTTTTGGTCGCAACGCTCAAGGCTTCGCTAGCCTCTAGTGCCGACTTTGCCGAGTCAGCTTTATTTAGCAGTCCCTTGGTAGCCAATTCGCTGACCGCTGCTAGCCGTTCTTCCGCTGTGGCTAGTTCGTTGATATTCGGGATAAGCCCCTCGAACGCCCCGAAGTTTCCTTTTACCGCATCTTCGGCCATTCTCATGCCAGAGGATAGGTCTCGATCGAACACCCGCGCCAACCCAAGAGCCGCTTTCGCTAGTTCGTCTACTTGCTCGGTGGTTTCACCGCGCCGCAACGCTTGGGCCATTTGATCCTGGATCCGTCCCGAATCCACGTTGGTCATTCGCTCAAGGCTATTGGCAACCTTGACCATTTCATCCGATGCCGCTCTGCCTGCCCCTGGGATAAGAGCGACGGTCTCGGCAAGTTTAATCGATGATCGGTTCAAATCGTCAAACGCTGCGACCGAAGCCGATGCAAAGCCAACAACAGCCCTGCCCGCTTCGACGATGCCAATCACCGCCGCCGTCACGCCTGCCAATTGAGCTAGGCCACGGATCGAAAATTCGACTTGCTGAGCCGTTTGCGTTACTTCGGTCGAGAACTGACGCAACACCGCCGAAGCTTCGTTTTTTGCTCCAAGTGTGACTTCTACGTCAGCCATTTTTACGCCTCTGTTCTTCGATTCGGTTTACGTCGGCTTCGAGTGCATTTTGCACCGAAACAAACCAAGCGTCCTGATCGTAAATCCCGCCCGCCTCTGGCAGGATCCCTTTCGAGACCCAAGCCGCAAGGTTGGCCGCTGTACTGACTCGATGCCCAACGTAATCCTTCGGGCAATCGTTGATTTCAAAATAACCTCGACCCTCGCAAGCATCGCACCCGGATTCGTCGCAACCTGGACAGGCCAGCATCAATGGGAGGTCGCTGCTTGGCTTGTTGGCGCATTGATTTCGAGTGCAAGACTTGCATAATTCGCCGCATCGTATGAATGCGGCTGTCCTTATTTTTTTTTATCACCTTCGCTAGCCGAATTGCCGCGCAGGCAACAACTAACAAGCTTTACCGCGTCGGCAACTTCGATTTCTTCGTCCCAATCGCCTATAGGCTTTTCGAGACTCCAACCGGCCAAGCAAATCGAGACGGCTTCGCGAATCGCTGCCACTTGTTTCTTTGGTTCGGTCAATTCCCTGAAATCACTTATAAGCCCCAAGACCTGTTCGGTTTTTCGGAACTTTAAGCGATTCAAGGTAAACTCGATGTCGCACCCGTCGATTTTGTCTGTGAATGTATTAGGCTGCATGGTTGAAAGCGATTGAGAATTCTTGGTCCGAAGCGTCCACGTTCTTGTTTGCTTGCCATTCGAGTTGATCGGTCATAATGCCGTTTCTCTCTCCCATTGGCTTGGCTACTAGCTGGGCCTTGGGGATTGTAAATACAAGCGTTGAGGTCGTTGGTCCCGCGATGGTAAACGAAAGGCTGGCTTCGGTCCCGTCGCGGAATTGGCTGTATCGGTTTTGAGTGGCAATCAACTTCGATTCTGGATTGCCAGTGATTCGCGGATTGCGATCTGTGATGACGAAGTTATCGACGCCTGCCGCCGAAGTTGAGCATTCCCGAGCGGTAATCACGTTGCCTAGATCGATCGTTGCCGATTCAAGGCAGATGTTCGTCGACGCCCAAGACGTTGCACCGCCTGCAACGCGAAGCGGTAGCGTGTTGACATAGTTGATCGAGCTTGGAATCGCAACGTCTGCTTCGTCGCTGTAGACGCCTTGGAAGTCAAATTCAACCCGCCCCATTCTGCCGGTAGGCAAAACAAATCGAGCATTACCGACCGCCCCGTAAATCTGCCTGCGAACCCCATCGAAGAATCCTGCAATCGTGAGGGTCTTTACGCTGCTCCCCGATGCCGGGACTTCGGTTTTTGGGTAATAGGTAGCCGTCGACAGAACCACACCGCAAGCCGGAAGGAAAGTGCTGGCCCATGCGGGAACTGCCGATCCATCGTAGGCTAGGTCAACTGAGAAGGTAGCCCGGCCAATCCTGGCCCCTGGAATCGAGGTTAAGCGACCGAAACCGCCTTGCCCTTGCCGTTCCTCGAATGTAGCCTCTGGTTGAATCATAAGGTCATAAGCATTGACCGTGCAATCCGCTGCCGCGAGCGTTTCGGCTGTCCCTACGGTCGATTCGATCTTTGCACCCAAAACGGTCTTTTTACGTAGTAGCATATTTGTCTCTCCCGAGTATGTCGTTTGCGTCCTGTTTGGCTTCTTTGAGCTTGCGAACCATTATCGATTTAGACTGAGCCGCCCCGCGATCGAAAGCATCCTTGACGCCCTCGATCTTGGTTGCTTGCAAGTCTCTTAGTTTCTGGATTGGGAATCGAGCCCGTCCGAGTCGCTTATAAATGTTTTTGCCAAGCTTAGGTATCTTCGGCCCGAAAGCCCCATCGAATACCATTGCCGGGGTGCCTCGAACGAATTCAATCTCGACGCCTTCTACGGTTTGGCGTGCTTTAAAAGCCCGAAGCGGAACGGTAAACGTGTCGTCGATTTTCAGAATCGATTCTTTGGCTAGCACGTTGTCGATTATCTTTTCGTCGACGCAAAAGGATCTGAGTTCCTCGACCCTTTCGACCGCCATTGCCGTAACGATTTCGCGCTGTGTTCGGTTTCTCGATTCCCTTGTTGCTTCATCGATGCGATTACTAAAAGCCTTTTCAAGACCGTCGGCGTAGTTTGTCACCCGCTCGGCTGCCCGCATCGCTTTTTCTTCGTGTGCCTGGATGTCGATTATCATTGCCTTACCGCCT